AAGAATTTGATTATCTCAAATTCATGGAATACTACAATTTAAAAACCACGACTGATGAAGTCATGGTTATGGAAGAATATCAAGCATTGCTTGGTTGAAAATGTTATTTATTAAATGGATTTAAAATCCAAGAAAAAAGGAGAAAATAAATGGAAATTTTAAAAAATATTTTAACGTTAATCTTTTTAGGCTCAGCGTTTGGCATTTGGTATTTTATCAAGAAAAACCCAAACAAAAAATATAGAAATATTTCAATCGCTGTTTTGATAGGTTCTATCTTTATTATTGGATCATTTCCTAAAGATGATACAACCAAAACTGAAACCACAAAAACAGTTACAACACAAGCAGTAACATCATCTGAAAGTACAGAAAACACAAAAGAAGAAAAAACTAGTGAAACAAAAAGTGAAACAACTACTACCCAAGAAATAAAAAATGATGGTCCTAAATATACAGAAACATCTAATACAGAATTTTCTACTCATTTGACTACTGAAATCAATAATCAGTTAGCAAATACAGGTTATCAAGTTGTTGCTAAACCAGTAGGGAAAAATGTCCTTTACTTGTATCTTCCTCAAGAAGCTAAATATTATTCCAAAGTAGAAATTCAACAAATTGCTGACAATCTGTACCAAATTAAAGAAAGTACTTTTAAAAAATGGGCGATAGAAAATGGCTATGATTTGGGTTCTACTTACTCTCCTAAGCTATATGTGAAAGTGGAAGATGATACAACTATTGCGAAAGAAAGTGGTGCCTTGAAAAAATCAATGAAAGTAGTAGTAAATAACTAATTAAAAAATCCCAAGGTCTGAAAGTTTGACGACGAGGTGATTATAAAATGGAAATCAAGTCTTACAAAAAGAAAAACTGCGATACTGCTTATATGTTCCGAGCCTACATAGGTAAGGTAGATGGTTCTAGTCGTTACATTACACGTCGAGGATTTGAAACTAAAGCGAAAGCAAGAGCAGCACTTCTTCAACTTCAAAATGATATCGAAAATGAAGAACAGACCAAGAAAGAAATAACTGTCGAAGAAATCTCAGAAAAATGGCTTAAAGAATACTCTGAAACCGTACAAGATAGCACCTATATAAAGACTTCTCGGAACTTCAAAAACCATATATACCCGGCTTTTGGAAATAGAAAAATTGCTACTATAACAGCTATTCAAATGCAAGAGCAAGTCAACGAGTGGTCTAAAAAATTAGTCTATGGACGTAAACTAAAAGGTTTAATGAATAACATATTCAAATACGCTATCAGACATGGTTATATTGAGACGAATCCGGTCGATAGTGTAGTGACCTCTGTTAGAAAGAAAGTTGATAGTAAGAGCGACTTCTATAACAAGGATGAATTAAAAAAATTCATGATACTAGTTGCTAAGACTAAGGATTTAGAAAAAATAGTTCTCTTTCGTCTTCTAGCCTTCACGGGAGCGCGAAAAGGTGAGATTTTAGCGCTTGAATGGAAAGACTGGAACGATAACACTTTGGATATTAATAAGGCTATCACAAGGGGTTTTGCGGGCGAAGAAATAGGGAATACAAAAACCGTTAGCAGCAATCGATTGATTAGTCTTGATAAAAAAACAAAAAACCTTTTGAAGAAATGGAAGAAGCAAAATCCTGATACAAGATACATTTTTGAGAATGAATTCAAAAAACCAATCCCGAGCACTTTACCCAGAAAGTGGTTGCTTGGTATTTTAAAAGATAGTAAGCTACGACCGATTAAAATACACGGGTTCAGGCATACTCACGCAAGCCTATGTTTTGAAGCCGGAATGACTTTAAAACAAGTTCAATATCGACTCGGACATTCTGATTTAAAAACAACAATGAACGTATATACTCATATAACCACTCAAGCGAAAGACGACATCGGTGAACGCTTTGCAAAATATATAGATTTTTAAGGAGGCTTGCCTCCTTTTTGTGACTCCTTTTGTGACTCCCTTTTCTGCAAAGGAATACCAAGGAATACCAAAGAAAAAAATAAAAAACGCTGTAAGTACAACGTTTTAGAAAGGAATGCAAAAGAATGCAAAAGAATAATGGAGCCGGTGGGAGTATATAAAACATAATTAAATCAACGTGTTTATATATTTATAACTCCTTTTATAACTCTTGTTCAGAGCAAACAAAAAAACCGCCAGCATAAGCCAGCGGTTCATAGGTATAATTAATTTAATTTCTTTCTTTTTTTATTTTTCTTTTTCTTCGACTTTTGCCGGATCAATAAAAGTAATTAACCCGTCAGGTTCGACTTTAAAGGCCGGTTGTTCGTGGAGTTCCCCGTTTGCTTTCAGATAATACCAGCCTTCACCGTGTTTCACGAATTGTTTGGATAGCATTTCCCCGTTTTGTTCTGATAGGTAGTACCATGTTTCACGATATTTCACCCAGCCAGTAATCATATAGCCGTCTTTATCGAAGAAATACCAACGATGGTTGATGAAATTCCAACCCGTCACGGTTGCACCACGCTTATCAAGATAGAACCAATACTTCCCATCATAGAACCAACGATTAATTAAGCAATAACCACGTTCATCGAATCTGAACCATTCATTATTGATTTTCTTCCAGCTCTTTTTAGGGAATGAGCCGTCGGCTTCTTCCCACCACCAGCCGTATTCATTTTGTCGCCAGCCGGCCTCACTATTCAATCCGCCTTCAATATCTTTCTTGAATTGTTCACGACTAATACCCCACTTAGCAAGATATGGGTATGGATCAACGTGATCGCTTGCGTTCCGTGGTTGATTGTACGTACAATATTCGTGAGTCTTGATTCCGGCTAAACTATCAGAATCAAGCGTTTTTGGAATTCCCGCTTCATCTGCAAGGTCACGCAATAATTTAACGTATAACTTATAATCGCGCATGAATTCTTCTTTTGTAGCGTGACTTTCGATTAATTCAACGTGCCCGTATCCTTCGACGTTCCAGCCACCGCCCACGTCCCACGCTCCGCGGTCAGTAAGCCACGTTTGCATGATTCGACCATTTCCCACAACGTGAGAAAAGAAGCCAAGTTCTGCGTCCTTTCGGTAATGATAATCTGCTTCATTCTGAGCGGTTGAATTGCGATTGCCCGTTGAGTGAGCATGAACTTGTCTATATGGTTGTACCCCAACTTGTGGGAGATTCGTTCTTAATCTGCTTTTGTCAATTTCTACCATTTTTTAATTCCTTTCTGTTATGGCAATGTCGTTGGCCATGCTTCACTTGTTAAGTAAGAGATAGAACTTACTCGGATGTCCCCAATATCTCGGTCAGTCGGTACGGGGTCAGTGAACTGGAAGCGTAACATATTACTGTCGCCCGGCCCACCAAGATACCATGTGCCATACGGGATTCCCTTATCGTTATAAATTCCTCCGATTAAACTAGACTCTGACCGAAAGCCTATCGGTACTCCGTTCAAGCCTAAAATATAACAATTTCTTTCCTTGTCGCTACCTTGCGGACTATATCCAGTACCACCTCTGCGAACAACACCGAACCAGCCCCAGCTTAACCCACCGAATTGATACATGACTGTATCATTTTTTCTGCGAACTTTTAAAAACGAGTTCCCTAGTTTAGATTGGATATTTAAGGTTCGCCAGCCAGTGTCACCAGTTAGCACCTCCCAGCCTTCGTTACCATTTCCATTGCGCTTTATCCACTTCAAAGCACCATTTGTAACCGCTGTATCAACGTATGTCGTCCCGACCGGAGCAGTAACCTTTCTGTTTGGCATACCCGTCCCGTGAATTTCGTATTGGCTCACTTGTCCAGCGGGTGTGTTTGTAGCTGTTTGTGTTGGTAAGTTAACGCTTCCCCCACCGTCCGAAAGAATTAAGGTATTTCCTGACAAAGTCAGTCTTTGAGGAATACCCACGCCATCACGGCCATTTTCACCTTTTGGACCAGTTAAACCAATAGGCCCTTGAGGGCCAGCGGGGCCAGCGGGGCCAGTCTGTCCGATTGGTCCTTGTTCCCCACGTTCACCCCTTTGTCCGTCTTGCCCTCGTTCACCTTGCAAACCTTGAGGGCCAATAGGTCCGATAGGTCCTTGAAGCCCGTCCGCTCCTCTTGGTCCAGTATCGCCTTGAGGACCACGTTCACCAGTTTCTCCTTTAGGTCCTATCTGCCCTTGAATACCTTGTAAACCTTGCGGGCCTTGTGGTCCTATCGGTCCACGCTCTCCGGCTTCCCCCTTATCGCCTTTTGGTCCGGGAGTTAGTGAGATATTGCGTAGTTCTTCTTTCGTAGCAAAATCGCTTGTGTTAATTTCAGGCTTGCTTTCTAACGCTGTTAAACGCTGTTTTAAGGCGCTATCGTCATAGATGGTATCTTTATCTGTCTTTGTCTTTAGCGCTTCAATATCAGCTAAAATACGGCTTATTTCACTTCGTAAATTGCTATCGTCATAAGTTGCGCCCTCGACATGAATATTCTTGATAGCTTCTTCCAGTTCCGCAAGTGTAACAATATCAGTTACAGCGACAATTCTTTTCGTTTCTTTCTCGATAACGGGTAATTCGCTATGTTTATCAATTTCTGAAACACGAACCCCAAAAGAGAATTTCAAAATATCTGCCGATTGCACGACTTTTTCAGCGTAAACGAACCCGTCCACGATTTCATCTGTCGTAATTAAGCTAGTATCGAATGGAATAGATACAAGGTTGTCTTTGACTGCTCCCGCAACTTCTAAAAGCCGATTAGTTGTTTTAAATTTGAATAAAACGATAACTTTTTCAGCGTTAAGCCCGTTCAGTTTTAATTCGATATAAGCGTTGTTCTTATCATGGCTATAAAATTCTTCTTTAACTCTATTTAAGCCGTCCCGAACGTCAACGCAAACGCCAGCTTGTCGTTTAATAACTTTCTTCAAAGGTTGCCCCCTTTCAATTTAAATTAAAAGGAAGCCTTATGGCTTCCCTTTTCTAGTCTTTCTTAGGTTCTGTATAAGTTAACGCTCTTTCACTATCTGAAAGTCCGGCGGTTGTCGGATCATTGACAACACCAACCAATACAAGAAACGCAAATAAAACATTGATAAACACTAGAATTTTATCAACTGTGTCGCCAAACTCTAGTGAAAAATTAAAGATATTCGCAAACGCTTGTGCAAGTAGTGCCAAAGCTGGTACCAAGGCAAGCCAAAAGTTTTTATTTTTAAGTCGTACTGACCAGTTAATTTTATTCATCATCATTTTCCTCTTTAATTTCTAGTTTGAGAAATTTCTCAAACAATATTTTGATAGCACCGTTTCCGCCTAATTCAACGTAGCTTTCATAAAGTCGTGAAAGTTCTTCGATTTCATGTTGACTTGTATTTCCACGGCGTATTGCTTTTTTAAAGTTTTCTTGCAATCGAAACCGCTGTAACCGTTGCAAGCCTTTTCCGATTAGCGAAAGATTTTTATTGTTATCTTTCCCAATTTCCTCGACTGCATGAACTGATTTTTCAAGATCCCCGATTTTATCCGTAAGAACGTTGATTTGTTTTTCAGTTTCTTTTGTATTCTGCGTGCTTTTAAACGAGAAATAACTCGGAATAATCACAATTAAAACGGGCGTGAGTTTATCTAGTAAAGTTATAAATTCCAATTAAACCACCCCTTTTCTAAAATAGTGGTCTATTGAACGGGTTGTGTATCTAGTTCATTATTGGCTTTAGGTGCATCCCATTTCCACACTGCAAGAATTCCATTTTGAGATGGTGAGCCTTCAAGTTGTTTGAGTGATTCACCTTGATAAATGAATTGTTGGTTTGTCTGAATTAAGACGCGTTTGCCTTCACCGTTTAATTCAGTGTGGTCAGCGTCTTCAATCGCAAACATCGAACCCGGAGAATAACTCTTACCATTTTCAACAAGCGGGAATAGTTCAACAAGTTCCTTGTAAGTAGTACCGTAAGCGATTTTCTCACCCATAATTGAATCTTGAGCCATAACACGAACTACTTTGTTGATTTTTTCAGTGATTTCAAGCAATTCGTTCTGTTTATTTTCAGTCTGAGCGAGCTTCTGTTCAGCTTGCTCGATTTTAGATTGAGCTTGTACGATTGCACTTCCCGGATCTAATTCAGCTTTCACCATATCCAATACCGCTTGGATAAGCACGTCTTCTTGGTCTTGTGTGCGGTCTCCAACTAATTCACGTAGGTTGGTGCTGTAACGGTTCCCGTCTTGCAAACGGATTTCAACAATGGTTGTGGTTTTGTCTCCAAAGCCACGAGTATAAGGTTTAGTAGCGAGTGTGTAGTTATTAATTGCCATTTGTCATTTGTCCTTTCACTTCTTCAAATTTTGATTTTAGTTCTTCGTTTGACTCAATGAGATTTAAAATGTCATTGAGTTGTTTTTGTGTGATTTCATACAGAGCTTTATAAGTAGCTGAATCACTTGCTTTTAGTCCAATATCATCACTTAAATTTCGGATGATTAGTTGATTAATTTCTTCTTTCATTTACTTTCTCCAATTTCTGATTGAGTTCTTGAATAGCCTTAATTAAATAAGGTACAAATGCGGTATAGTCGATATGAAGATAACTATCTTCACTTTCAGGGTCTCTTGAAATTGCTTGTGGAATAATTTTTTCAACTTCTTGAGCGATTAACCCGATTTCTTCATGCTTTTTGTCTTTGATGAAATCAAACTCAACCATATCAAGTTTGTTGATGATAGCAAGCGCATTGATAGTTGTTGGTGCGATGTTCTCTTTCAAACGTCTATCTGAAGATTTATCAATCCAATATTTAACACTTCCAGAACCAATTTGATTCCACCAAACAACAGCGTTATTCCCGCCTTTTGGATTCGAACCTCCTCCAATGATCTCAGAATCCCACATGTTCAATCCCTTGAAAAACTTAGGTTCTTTATAATAATTTATATTTCCATAAAAATTAACAGAGCCTCCATCTGAAAAATCGACCTTTTTGTAAAAATTAGCATTGTTTTTACAAAACATTTCTCCAGTTCGTTGAACATACCAAGCGTATTCGCCTGCTTTCCCCCAATCTGTACCCCAGTTAACCCAAAGGGCTGTTTGACCCCAAGCTGAGCTACCGTTACTCATACCGACGGCAAATTGATTTTGACCTGTAAGCCAGTATACAGATGGGTCTTTGTCATGCGTACCAATTTGGAATCCACCAATCCGGCCTTTAAAACCTTCAAGCAATGTCGCAGTTACAACTGATGACCTTAGTTTATTGATAAACGCAGTTTTAGCAGCTAAAGCATCCGTGAATAGGTCGCTCGATACCATCTTATTAGCCATTGCTGAGTCCATGACAACATTCTTTGCAGAAATGTTGATAATATTCGCCTTGCTTGCATCAATTTCTCCAATCTGCGCCGTGCCAATTTGAGCGTCTGCAATCATAGCTTTCTTAATTGTCCCGTCTGCAATATATG